GCGCCGAGGGCCTTGTAGAGGAGGCCGTTGCAGTCGAGGGACGAGCAGTAGTCGACGTTGGCGTCGGGCTGGACGACCCAGATGAGCTCCTTGACGGGGTGGTTGAAGTTGAGCTTGATCTTGTTGGACGAGGAGCCCACGGACTCGTCGCCGGTGAACTGGAGCTGCTCGATGAGGTACTCGTGCGGGTTCTGGGCCATGCGGCGGCGCTCGTCCGTGTCGAGGAAGATGTAGTTGACGTAGAGGGAGGCCGCGACGAGGGACTGGTTGTACGCGGTGGAGACCTTGACCGACTGGGAGGAACCAGCCTGGTTGCAGTCGAGGTTGGTCACCGCCCAGAGGCACTCGTCGATGGGGCGCAGGTCGATGTTGATGCGCACCTCGTGGTACTGGAGCGCGATGAGCGGGAGCGCGAGCCCGGGGTTCTTACAGAACCAGAATTGGAGGGGGATGTAGAGGGTGGTCTCCGGGAGGGCGTTGCGCGGGGCGCAGATCTGGCGGGGCGCGCTGCTGATACAGGGGCCGTCGACGTCCGAGAAGGAGGGGTCGGTGATGTAGGTGAGGAGGGTGGTGTTGCCGACCATGCTGTAGTAGGCGGACTCCTGGCCGGCGCTCATGGTGAGCTGGTTCCAGATGTGCATCCAGTCGCCGTACTGGCGGTCAATGCGTTGGCCGCCGATCTCGACCTCAATCTGGGAGATGAGCTGCTCGCCGGGGAAGTCGAGCCAGCGGGCGTACACGCCGCCGGATTGGTTCATGTCCTGGTTGATCTCCGGGAGGGTGACTTGGAGGATGGTGGTGTAGGCCAAGTCGCCGTTGCGCGAGATGGTGCAGGTGACGCGGCGGCCGAAGTCGGCCTGGCCGTTGAAGGTCTGCTCAATGGACTCAATGGCAAAGTTGGTGTAACGCCGGTAGGTCACTTTCCAGAAAGTAATCTGAGGGTTTCCAGTAAGGTAAACATCTTGTGCGCCGTAAGCCACTAACTGCATTAGACCGCCTCCCATATTATATTATTGCTAAAGAAAAAAAAAATAATAAACAACGTAAAAAAATTTTAAAGACTAATTGGTTGAATTATAAATGCCCATTTTGAAGACCAAGGGCGACAAGGTGGTCCAAACCGTGGACAACAAGCACACGGAGTTTCTGCGGCGTTTTAAAGAAGAGGAGGACGTGGTGATACCCGCCATCAACCTCGAGATCCACGCGCTAAAGCAGAAATTGAAAGAGCGCCTGCCGTTGGAGGAACATTTGACGCTTAAAGACAGCATTCGGCAGAACCGCCGCCGCATCAAAAGCATGGAGCAGGCGCGCTACACTTATTTCCTGGACAACAGTTGCCACATTTTCGGGTATTTTGAAGAAAAAAAAAATATTTCAGAGGGCAGCACCGAGAACGTGAAGACGCTCCACCACTTTTTCAACTTGGAAAAACCCGACCAACGCAAGAAGTTGACCACGCACGCCAATGCGTACCTGGGGCGAGTCGACCACAAGTTTGTGGAGCCGGCGCACTACGTCGAAAACACGTCGGAGTGCGCCCGATGCGGGGTGGGCGAGCTGATTCCCGTGGATTTTGAGGGGATGGTGGTGTGTAACAACCCGGCGTGTAGCGCGCAGAGCAAGTATTTGGTGGAAAACGAGAAACCGTCCTACAAGGACCCGCCCAAGGAAGTGTGCTTCTACGCTTACAAACGCATCAACCATTTCCGCGAAATTCTGGCGCAATTCCAGGCCAAGGAGAGCACGCAGATTCCGAGCGTCATCATCGACAACATTCGACTCCAAATCAAGAAAGAGCGCATTGATTTGGCGTCGATTACGAACAAAAAGGCGAAAGAAATCTTGAAAAAGTTTGGGTACAACAAGTACTACGAGCACATTCCGTTCATCAAGGACAAACTCGGCATTAAGCCCCCGGTCATGTCTTGCGAATTGGAGGAGAAATTGTGCTCCCTGTTTATGGAGATTCAGCGCCCCTACGCCAAATATTGCCCGGTGGACCGAGTGAATTTTTTGAATTATTACTACACCATTTACAAATTGTGCGAACTCTTGGACGAAACCGAGTTCCTCAACTATTTTCCCATGCTCAAGGACCGCGAAAAACGCATCGACCAAGACCAAATCTGGCAATTGATTTGTAACGACTTGAATTGGGAGTTTATCCCCACGGTTTAATTCTGGTGAATAAAGTATGTTGTCGAGTTCATACGCCTTCATGGCGTTTTTCTTCCTCCTTTTCGTATTTGTGTGGTACAAACACCGGAAATTGTGCGCCGCGCAGAATTTTTCGCCCGAATCTTGTCTGGGAATCACGTTTTTCTTTGTATTTTTGTTGACGTGCGGCATGTTCGCGATGAACACGGCCCTCATGTCCTCGCGCTGTAAGGCCGTCGATTTCGGCGTCGTCGCGAAAGCCACCCTGCCGTGGCCGCTGCTCTTCGGCAGCACGGCCGCCGCCCTGGAATTCCTGCCTTCCTGGAAAACTCCTTTCGCCAACACGTTCGGCTACATGATCTACAACTTTGCCGGCAAGGGCAACGACCTCATCAAAACCCTTTTGAAAAACGACGGCCACGACTCGTACAAGTACGTGGTCGAAGACCCGGGGCTCTTCGCCAACACCATCGACCTCTCTAATTTCAAGGAGCAGAGCGAAAAATCGTTCCACGTCCAACCCGTTCCCCTGAAAGCCCTGTTTGACCTGATTGTTCTGAAACACGTTACGGCTGATTTTGTCTGGTACATGTTGGTGGGGTCCGTAGTCATGACCATGTCCTACAACACCATTTTAACTGCCGCATGTAGCCTCAAGGCTTAATTTTGTTTTATGGGGGTCAGGTGTTTCACAAGGGCAAAGCCGACAACAAGCCACATGGCCGAAATGCTGGTGCCGCCGGTGTGGATCGCCCAGCGCAAGCCGACGCAGTGCGGCGAAGGCGCCATCAGCGGGGACATGAGGAACCCCGACAACGTGGTAGGGACGCATATTTTCGCATACAGGTGGACGGCCCAATAATGAATCAAAATCCACCCCACGTAGAGTTTGATGATGCCCAGCGCCGCGTTGAAATTGTTCATGTAGGAACCCGAATTTCCAACTCTTTTCCTGGGAATTACTAGATTCTACACTTGGTTTTCTTACATTCAATGGAATATTTGGGTTTGGTCGGGACGCAGCAGGTGGCGGCGTCGTAATTCAGGCGGTCGATGCGGGCGCCGCTGGACACCGCCCCCTGAACGGCGAAGCCGACGTTGCTGGGTTTGTAGACGACGAGTTCCGGCGGTTGGCCGGGAATGTTGCTCAGATAGTAGGCGCTGTTCAGGTCGCACCCTGGTACTTGGTCCGACACTTGCGGCACGTCGGGCCACACGATTCCGTTGGGGGTGGCGTAGACGACTCCTGGAATTTTGTGGATGACGGATTTGGCGACAAACGTGTTGGTGCGGCTTCTCAGGTACTGGGCGTAGTTGGCGTAGTAGGGCTTCGTGGCCGGGTAAGCGTTGGGGTTCAGGTCGGTGCACCCGGACCGCAACTTGGCCGCCCCACTGAAGCTGATGACGTTGCCGCGTTTGGAGCCGACCGGGCCGGAACTCGGGTCGCACGTGGCCGTACAGCGCACTTTCGACATCTTGGTCATCGGGCCGTAATAGGGGACCGTGTTGTTCGCGCACGTGTTGGTCGTACAACGGCCGCTGGGGCCGCGCACGCGGTACACTTTGAGTGGGCGGCACGAGGTGTAGCGCGACGTTCCTGCCATATTTTGGTTTCCAAGCTCAATGTTGGCGGGGGATTTGGGGTTTTCAATCGTGGGTCGCTGGAATACAAACTTGTTCATTGTATTAAGCGTGCTTTTTTATTTTTTTTAAATAAAAAGTGTAAGTATGTGGTTGTGGCTGTTCAGCGCCCTTATTTTACTCTACCTTTACCGAAAGACTCGACCCCTAAAAGAGGGCGCCACAAATTACCAAGAATACGACGAACAAACGTGTTTGGCGTTGGCCACCCAGAACCAAGACAACATAACCGCGCTTCAAACTGCGCTTGATTCCGTGTTGGCCCTCCAAACCCAAGTCACCAACATTCAAAGCTCCGTTTCCGCGAACACGACCACGCTTCAAACGTTGACGGACCAAGTGACGGGAAGCGTGGGCTCCTAGCTTACCACCTGGAGTGCGGTCTGGTGCGGAGTTGTACGCGGTAAACACAGGCGTACGAAAAATAAGTTTCTTCCGAGAATCCCAACTTCAGAATCTTGCCGTACGCTTGTAGGTGCGTCAATTCGTCGGCCGTAAAATCGGTCAGGAAAGAAGCCGCCAATTTCACCACGTCGACGGGCAGCGCGGCGGCCGAGGACTCCTGGTTGAAAAACACAACTCGAATGTTGTGAAGGGAAAGCATAACGTCCTTGTAAAGGTCCACGAGTGTCCGCAACGTCCCATCTTCCATGCTTTTCAAAATTAAGATGGGGGACTTTGGGGCCATGGTAAGGAGGTAGGAAAGCCCTTTTCGGTGGACCGGCCAATGGTGGACGTGGGCTCTGTATTTGGTGGGCGACATGAGGTCGAGTTGGTCCAAGACCGCGCACAAATAGCGGCGGGTCGCCGTGCCGGCCCGCGCCTCGTGAAAAGCGAACATGACGTAGGACTCGTTACATTTCGAACAAGTTACGAATCGTTTCAACAATTCGAGGTCGTCCATTCGGGTGGCGTATTCGATGCTGCCGACACTCGTCCACCGCGAGGGATAATGGTACGGTTTGTCGTTTAAATATTCTCCTTGCGCGTCCCAAGAGCCGCAGGAGGGGTCGGCGCCCAGTTCCAACAAACAATCCACATTTTCAAACGATTTTTGTTGGAAATACACGTTCACGGCGGCGCTGAGGAGGTATTCCGATTG